CACCCTCGCGTTCGACCAGTACGGCAACGTGGCGATGCGGGTGGGCAGCGCGTACATCAACGAGCCGTCCGTCACCGACCTCGGATTCGACAGCCTCGTCCACCTCTTCAACGAGAACGAGCGCAGGGCCATCATCCTGCACCGGGTCTTCACCACCGCCCCGAACTTCATCGATCCCAACACCTCCGAGGCCGTCTACCGCGGCGTCGGGGCCAGGGATGTCTGCTGGTACATCTGGCTGCTCAAGCAGGAAATCCTGCAGAACGCCGCCGCATACGCGGAACGCTACGCCCTCGGCATCCGCGTGGGGTACTACCCCGCCGGCAACGATGCCGCCAAGAGCGAGATGCTGACCGTCCTGCAGAACCTCGTCAACGACAACAGCGTGGTGCTGCCAAGGATCAGCCCGACCGAGTCGATGTACGACATCGACATCAAGGACGCCAACGCCGGCCGCGCCCAGATCTTCATGGATCTCGTGGAGTGGCTTTCGGGCAAGCTCAAAGAAGCGATCCTCGGGCAGAGCCTTTCGAGCGAGGCCGGCAGCACGGGCCTCGGCTCGGGGGTTGCCTCCTTGCACGCCGACACCCTCGCCCGCGTCATCCGCTACCACGCCGACAGCCTCGCGGAGAGCTTCACCACCGACTTCGTCCGCGTCATCGCCTCCATGCTCGGTGCCAGCGAGGAGGAGGCCCGCAGCATTTCCTTTGCCTTTGCCCCGGAGAAGGCAGACCCCAAGGAGAAGCTCGAGGCCATCAAGGCGTTCGTGGAACTTGGCGGCCGCGTCAGCGAGCGCGACGTCCGCGAGATGCTCGGCCTGTCGGAGCCGAAGGACGGCGAGAGCGTCCTCGGGGGCAAGGGCGGGGACAACCCCCTCGCGGCCCTGCTCGGGCAAGGCGGGGAGGCCGAGACCGACGAGGCACCCGCCCCTGAAGCTCCCAAGGTCGTGGCCGTCCGCAAGCGCAAGCGCAAGGCATGAGGCGCGAGACCCTCGAGAAGCACCTCCGCAAGGTGCTGCGCGAGGCGCAGAAGTCGTACCGCGCCGCCCTTGCCGCCCAGGTGCGCGGGCAGGACGATGCCGCCGCCTGGGCAGAGTTCCACGAGGCCACCGCAGCCCTCCTGATGGCCTCCTGGCTGCTCGGGGCCGAACAGGCCGTCCGCAAGGGCCGCATCCCCGCCGACGCCGTACAGGGCATCGTGGAGGCCGATTCGATTGCCACCTTCGACAAGGAGGTGGGGGGAATCGACCTATCGGGCTTTGGGACGAAGTGGATGAAGCCCATCACCTCGTGGTTCCGCCGGCGCGTCCCCATCAGCCGGCAGGACTTCGAGCTGCTCGTGGAGGCCGCACAGGCCAGCGCCGGGGACGTCACCGACCACGAACGCCAGAACGCCCTGCCCGACCTGCGCCGGCGGTCGCCCATCCTTGACAGCCTCCTGCGAGGCGTGACCCGCCCTGCGGACGGGGCCATCACGCAGGTCAAACGCATCGTGGACAGCACCTTCTTCGTGACGGCCATGAACGCGGAGCAGACCCGGCAGGTGCAGGAACTGATCGCCCAAGTCATCGAGGAGAAGCCGTCCAAGTCCGTGGTCGGCAAGCGGATACGCCTGATGAACCTCGGGGACTTCGTGACCACGGCGCAGGTGCAGACCGGGACGGAGCTGTCGAGCGCCCGCCTCGAGACCGTGCTGCGAACGAACACGAACCGCGCCCTGACCGAGGGGCAGGCCGAGGTGCTGCGGGACGAGAAGGTGCAGGCATTCGTGCCGCTGGTGGAGTACAGCGCGACCAGGGACAGCCGCACGCGGGAGACCCACAAGGCAATGGACGGCTACGTCGGGACGATGGCCGACTTCGACCGGATGGGGATTACGCCCCCATGCGGCTTCAATTGCAGGTGCGACGTGATCCCAGTACCCACGGCGATGGCAATAGACCGAGGCTGGATGCGGCCGAACGGCACGCTCGACTACGCGGCGATACGGCGGCACAACGGGGCGCGGCAGCGCGTGGTGGATGCGCGTCAGATTCCCGACCCTGGATTCGTCAACGCATGAGAAACCGCAAGGCGGAAAGGTAGGATGAGGGCATGAGCGACATTCGCAAGGCAATCATGGCGCGGCTCGGCATTGCCGCGAAGGCAGAAATGGCGATGGACAGCCGCTACAAGGTCGGCGATACCGTCGTCGCTCGCGTCGCCGCGCAGGGCATGAAGAAGGGCCAGACCTACAAGGTCACCGACATCAGCATGCAGGACACGCCGTGGGGCACATTCTTCGACTACCAGCTCGACGGCAAGCTGTGGGTCGGCAACGGGCATCTCGTGCTCGACAAGGTCAACGCGAGCCGCTTCGGCAAGAAGGAGAAGTTCGGAAATTGGTTTGTGTCGCACACCGCCGATCTGCTCCGTAGCGCGCCATACGCGGCGGGCGAAGCAAAGCTGCAGGCCAAGATGTTGCAGGCCCAAGCCGCGCAGCTTGAAAAATACATCGCCGAGCTGAAGGCGATCAAGGCCCCCGGATCAAGCGATCCGGAAACGCGGGATCGCGTCATCGCGTTGCATACTGCGATTGATGCAGCCGTCAGCCTGTTCAAGCGCGAAATGCCCAACAGATTCTCCCGCGCCGGCATCAAGGCCAAGATGGCGCAAGAAGTTCCCGTCAATCGCAAGTTTGAGATTCGTGGCAGCACCTTCATCGCCAAGCCCAAAGCAGGCAAGCCCGCCGGAACCGAGTACGATCTGTTTCTAGTTCTTAGAAATGGTGGCGAAGTCGCATTGGCAAGTTTGTCAAGTCTTGATAGGTCGTATGTGCAGCAACGAGCCGAAGAAGCGCAACGACATTCAATCAAGACCCACGGAATCGGCGGCGGATACGCGTATCTTGCATCCCGCCCCGGCGCGAAGGCCGAGATGGCGGCGGAAGGTCGCGTCAACGTGGATGGCGTGGAGTATCGAGTGCTCCCCTATCAGGTCGACTACTTCAAGGCCGACTTGGCCAAGTTTGACGATCCCAAGTGGCGCAAGCAGATCGTGCAGCATTACCTGAAGAAGAACTACATCATTCGCGCATCCCGCCCCGGCGCGAAGGCCACCCACGCCAAGCCCGAGGTCGAGGAGACCGAGGAGCAGAAGGCCGGCCTCAAGCTCATGGCCGCCACCGACCAAGCCGTCAGCGACAAGATCCGCACGCTCATCAAGGAAGGCAAGCCGCAGGATCAGGCGGTCGCCATCGCGCTCGACATGAAGCGCAGGGGAGAGATCTGAAATGGACATCACGACCGCACAGAACAACTTCCGAAGGGTCTCGCTGGACTCCGTCCCCAGCACCTACGCCAACGCAGCCGCCGTCCTCGTCCAAAGCCCGCCGACCACGGGCCTCCTGTTCGACTACACCTCGGCATCGGTCAACGGCCAGAACCCCTCGCTCCTCTACGTCCTGCCGTTCATGGTCGCCGCGACCACGGCGCAGACAGGCATCGGGATGCGCGTCCTGGGCTGGCGCAAGTACCTCGACGCGAACGGCACGCTCACGGGCGTGACGATCTCGGACACCGCCGGTAACTTCACCTGCAACGCGAACCCCACCCTCGCGGTCGGTCAGGCCGTTGTGATCGCCGGTACGTTCGGCGGCACGGGAACGATCACCGGGTACTCGAACCCGACCACGTATTACATCATCGCCACGAACGGCAGCACGACCTTCCAGCTCTCGACCACCCTCGGCGGGAGCGCGGTCGTGACCACGGCGGGAACCCCCACCGGGGTCACCTACACGCGGGCAGGCGTGTCCTCGTTCTGGTATCTGCCGACCGTGCTTGCGGACCTGACCCTCACCTTCACGAGCGGCACGGTCCCGAACTACACCATCGACGGCACGGCGAACCACCGCACGTTCAGCGGGATCACGCAGGTGGCAGGAACGCCATCCGGCAACTTGTATTCCCCGGCGACCGCCGCTGGCGCGAACGTGGAGCCTGCGTATGCGCTCATCGACCTGGTTGGAGCGCAGTACGTGACCGCGCAGTTCAAGTCCAGCGGAACGCCGAACATGGGCTGCTTCTGGTCGACGCTCTGATGAACCGCAGCAACCGCCCAAGGCTTGCCAGGATCGTCGGCTCGTCGTATGCGAGCAGGCTGTTCGGACGAGCCATCGTTCCATACGGAGCCGAAGTCCTTGTTGTCGCAGGCGGTGGAGGCGGCGGTGGCACAACCGGCAACAATTACGCCGCGGGCGGCGGCGGTGCTGGTGGTGCAGTACAGGCGTCCGTGATCCTCGTACCCGGAAACACCTACGCCGTGGTCATTGGCACGGGAGGAGCTGGTGGTGTTGGCAGCGCACGCGGGAGCAATGGAACGGACAGCTCTATTTCAAATCTCTCGCTTGCCACGGCAATCGGCGGTGGCGGCGGCAATCGCGGAAATGGCTTGAGCGCAGGGTTGAGCGGCGGAAGCGGTGGCGGGGCAAGCGGGTATCCAGGCTCAACCGGAGGAACGGGAACAAGCGGGCAAGGCAGTAACGGCGGATCACCAGGCGCGGATGCATCTCCATTTCGCGGCGCAGGCGGTGGTGGCGCAACTGGCGCAGGCGCAAACGGCAACGCATCAAGTGGCAATGGTGGTGCAGGCATCACCTTCGGGCCGACGACATATGCGGGCGGCGGCGGTGGTGGTTCGTTCAATGCCACGCCTGGAAGCGGAACAGGCGGCGGCGGGAATGGCGGCATCAATTCCAACACCACAGGAAGCGCAGGAACCGCGAATACGGGCGGTGGCGGTGGGGGCGCAGGAGTTACGACGAGCGGCACGTTTACTGGTGGTGCAGGCGGATCGGGCGTCGTTGTCGTTCGGTATGCAGGTGACCCAAAGAGCGTGTCCTACACGGGGACGATGACGACAACGCA